GCATTGTGCCATTGGTCAATGTAGGGATTCTTTGGAAGCAATTGCTTCAGTTGGTCTTTTGTCAGTTCCATTTTTACGCCATTAAAGAGGCTGCACTAATAGCAGCATTGATAATTAAATTTAATTGTTCTTTCAATGCAAGTCCTTCTGCATCATCAGCAATACCTTCCATAATATTGATGCCTTTCAACAACTCCATATATTCTTCTTTTGTAACTAATCCATCTGCCAACATTTTATTGTATTCAATGATGTAAGCATTTAATTGTTCTGGTGTCATCTTGGTTTGCTCCCTAGTACATGTTGAATAGTATCAGCTGATTTAACAACCTGTTGCAATTTTGCCTTACAGAAGATTGGTGATATCTTTTCTGCTTTGTTAAAATAATCTTTTGTATCTTTTGTCAATGTCAATAACTTAGTTGACATATTATCTGTATCTTTGTTTCTCGGTATGTGCATTGTAAAGTTCTTAAACTCCAACGCTTTGATATACAATTCGTTTACCTGTGTAACAACCAGTATATGATTGCCACAGTTTTCTTCAGCAATCTGTGCCTTTGTTTTGATATCATTAACAATGAAGTATTCATTGGTGTCATATTTAGACATAAAATAGGCATCAAATAAAACACAACCAGATAAACTAAACGCAAATAGAACTATAAGTATTCTTTTCATTTCATATCCACATTCGTTACAGACGCACTGCCTTGGATTTTAAAACTTTCATGATTATTGAATGGTTGATATGCATATCGACTATACCCTCTTTTTAAACTAGCGGGGTCAGTATAACTATTCGGATTTGTATTTGCAAGAACATCTTTAACACTATAATTGATAATTAAATCTCGCATTTGTTGTTGAGTTGCACCAGGATAAATTTGTAATAATTGTGCCGCCATACCTGTAACTTGTGGAGAAGCCATAGAGGTGCCTGACAGATTTGCTATTTTCCAACTGTTGGTGCCATCAGGATAATATGCCGTAGCGCCATATATATTAATATTACTCATAGTACTAATAATATTACTCCCCGGAGCATATAAATCTACTCTTGGCCCACAACTACTATAGTATGATTTTGATTCAGTTAAGGCTGATGCATCAGTACTACCAACACTTATTACACCATCGGTACTACCTGGTGAACTACCTCTCATATATTGATATGTAAAAACAGGTGATACTGTTAAATAGTAATTATTATAATCTAAACCGCCAGGTACATCTGCGCTTTGGTCATCGTTACCAGCTGCGCCAACAAATATTACACCAGCGGCAATACATTCCGCAACATCAAGATCAACGCTACCTACCCGAACACCAAATGACTGCGAGAATCCATTCATGCCATAATTTGTGGAATAACCGGTATATGTGCTTCCTCTATAATTTACTGTACCAACTCCACCAGAAGCAGAATAAGAAGAAAAATAACCCCAACTCATATTAACTACCGTTGGATTTTTTACACCAGTAAGAGGATTTACAGCTTTATTGTTGTGCCACCCTTTTATACAATCGAATGCTTCGGTAACGTCAATACCAACTGTAGGGCTCTGTGTGGGATTGATAGTCATTATATAAATGTTGGCATTTTTTGCTCTACCATAAGTTTTACCTGCTGCAATACCAGCGACATGTGTGCCGTGGCCACGACTATCACTATAAAAGGTCGCTGGCATTGTACCAGGAACTCCTGAAGCTGCATACCAGTCAATTTGTTTATATCTGGTTATTCCATTTTTATCTTGCCATTCTGGATGGCCAGCTTGACAACCGCTATCCATAATTACAACATCAACATTGGTACCGTCAAGTGTGTAAGCATAATCTAAATTAGCAAGAGCAATACTGACTGCAGAATAATTCTGTGTGCTATTATACGTGGTGTTTGTTCTTCTGAGTCCCCAATTTACTGCTGAAGTATTCGAAGGATTTATTCCTGAAACTGCTTGATATTTGCCGTTTTGCCAAGCTATAAATTTTATTTTAATATCATCTCTGTGTTCTGGAGGAATTTCTACACAGTAAATTCTAGGATCATTTCGTAATTTTTCAGCTTCTTCTTCTGTTAAATCGTACCAACATTGACGTAAGCTAGTGGACCTTTCATTAACAATGTCAACGTTACGAACAGGCACAAACTCATTACTAAGTCTTGGTGGCCTTTTAGATTCCATTTCATGCCAGAAAGTGTTGTAATCAACACCTTCTTTGAGCGCTACATTATAGGTTGTCATTTTACACTATTAAAAATTTCTTTTTGTTGTTTATACCATAACTGCCATGCATTGTATCTATCTTGCAATTCATAATACAAACCATAATTCTCATTAGCATTTTGTAATAGGTCTGCTAACGTCTTTTTATTCTCACTTAGAGGCTTTAGAACCGGAGCGGGCTCCATTAGCACTTGAGGGGCCTCTGGAAATTTTTGGCTCAATGGCACGGTTGTAGAGCACCCAAGCATCATCAGACAACTTACACTCAGCGTTAATAGATTCCCTTTTCGCTTCAATATCTTTAGCATTTCTATTCACCTTCTCTTTAATCAACTCTTTATTCTTACTCACTTCAACTGCCAACTTCTCATTGGCTTTGGCAGATTGTATTTCTGCTTCCTTTATCTTTGCTTGCATCTCGGATATTCTAGCACGATACGACATTTCTGTGGCATATCCTCCTTCAAAGAATACACCAATTACTAATAACACTATACCTAATTGTCTGCCAACCAAAGCGTATGGTTGAATTACAGGTATAAATCTAACAAGTGAACCTATAAAGGTTAATACAAGACCAAGAATAACTAGACCATGTATTGCCCATTGTAAAATCCAATCAGGTATGAATGACAAGAACCACATATTAACCCTTTAAGGATTTTCTCCTGATAGACATCATAACAGGACTTTTTTTTCTACGAGGTAAATGAACACCTGGTTCACCGCCTTTACCACCTGTACCAGCAATAGCACCAGAGCTAACTACGTTTGTGGGACCAGCTGACATAGCACCGCCAGCCATTCCATCTTCGTCAATAAATTTTTTGAATGTTTTCATATTTTTAGTAGTATCTCTGCGATATTAATTTCAACCGGTATTTTAGTCGAGTAAATGTTTTTTCCTTTAATACCTTTTACAACTTCAGGCATTATATTTAAATAACATAAAAATGTTTTCAATATATCATAATCTCGTTCATCTATTCTATAAAATAATATTCTCGCTGTAGGCTCTGGACCAAAAACATTATTTAATAGAATGATGTGATTTAAAATTAACCGTTCCTTTAATGACTTTGAAACTTTATATCTACGGAACAATCGTTTTAAATATTTTGTTCTTTTAATATCTCCTTCAAATTCTGACATTAAACAATTAGGTGTAGTATAACACTTCATCGCATACATCATAAAGTTGTCATCATTTAAATCATCAAACATTATTATCTTTCAGATGAAAATGGGAGCCGTAGCTCCCATTTCTAATAAAATCAAAAAACTTTAATTACAGACCACCGTAAATAGCGTTGGCGCTAGTATTGGCAGATGCTGTATTGGATGCTACTGGATTTGCCAAAGCAACCAAAGTTTCTTTTAGGAAACGAACTGTTCCATCGTTATTAATTTTACGTTGAATTAAGTTCCATCCTGCATTCACGTTACCAAGTTGTGTATTAGCAACTGTAGAACCAGCCGCACCTGTGGTGCCTCGGGTGTTGGCCATACGACCAGAAGTTACTAAAATGGTGTCTGAGAATACGTTTGCTGTTGTATTGGCAGCGTAAGTGACCTCTGCGTAGGGAATTTCATCACAGAAATAAAGCAAAGTGCCGTTAGGAATAGTAGTTGTAACAGCGTCTGTTAATACAACGTTAGCTGAATTGACAGCTAAAACAGTATTATTCCCTTTAAAATAAGCACTCTCTCCACTTACTGCAATACCTACGCCAGAATCATATACGAATTGGCCAACAACAATTCCTGTTGTACTAGCAACTCGAATAACTGTATTTCCGCCTAAAACTCCTCCGGCCGTACCAGTATTTGCTACTGTTGTGGTTGCGACTGGACGCACTTGCCGAAGCAACGGCATATGTGGTTTATCGCTTACTGAATCTGTATTTCCCCATGCTGGCATTTTTTTCTCCTTTTAACCTCGGGTTATGGTGTATTTATCTTTATTTAAGCTGGTGATTTCTTTGGATTACCTTTGTCAAAGGTATCTGGACGATCCGGCCGATTCTTCATGGTCGGATCAATTTCTACCATATCTCTTGGTTGTCCTGTTAGAGTTTTACCTCCAGCCATCACAGCACGAGCTTCTGGTTTGTTCTCGCCAATGTTATCCTTCTTATCTGTCATATCTAACTTTGGCTTTTTTCCGTAAGATTGAACGGACTTATCTTCTTTTTCCCAGTCGTTCATATCTTCTTTCATATTCTTACGTTTATATATGGATTTAATAATTCTTGCGGATTTAGTTGCTTCACGCCTTTTCATCATATCTGTGTCATTTGTGGTATTAGCACCATCAAAAGGCATTTGTGTGGCGGCTTGTGTATCTTGAAAAGCATCTTCTTTCATTTTTAGTTCATCTTTTCTTTTACCAAAAGTATGATGTACCAAAGTATCTAATTTTTTGTGAAATTGAGTTTCTTTTGTTTTGCTGATACCAGCAGCTTCAGATGTTGGCTTATAACCAGCTAAACGGTCTAAAGCCCTATTCCAACTTTTACTATGAGTTTTGATTTTTTTATTGAAGTCTTTTCTAGTCATACCTGGCTTTTTCTCAGGTACAACTGGTTGTTTTTTCAACCAAGAAAATACTGTAGACTTTTTGAGTTCGTCAATTTGCTCAACTTCTTCATCAATACCACTTCCATGAAATTTATGAGCAATATGCATGGCCATCTTTTCATGTTTCTCTTTTGGTACATTGGTACTTCTTAAATATCTTAAAGCTGACTGATGGACTTTATTATCATCTCCAGCATCACTATTATAAGGAGCGTGTTCAGAGTTTGACCAATTATTGAAATGGTGTTCAACTTCTGAACTGGAAACTTCATTGATAGTTTCTTCTTTGTTCAGATGCTTCTCTAAACGGTCAATAGAAGCAGTCATACCAGAACCATCTTTAGATAGATTTTTTTCAATCTCTGCGTGTTTCTTTGCTCTTTCAGCTGCAGCTGCACGAAACTTATCCAATGCTGTCGGTTTAGAATTATAGGTGCCGCCACGTAAACTTTTTTTAATTTTAGTTGCGCTGTTATCCCATGCTTCATTTACTTTTTCATTATTACTTGTCATATAGTTTGCAACAGTATCGATATAGTCGGTCGCAAGAGTTACTTTAGATTGAACCCAAGCAGGTACTTGCATATCAGGTTTCTTAATCACTGGTCGTAACATTTCAACACTTCGTGCAATTTGGTCCAACTGATTGAGTATCATACTACCTTCGTCATCCAATTGTTTACCCATTGCAATAGCAACATGGTCCTCTTTGACCTCAACTTCTTCTCTTGCAAATCGTTCTATGTGGTCAGCTTTCCATTTTGCATATTCTGATGATTTGGCATGCGCAATCTTGGTATCTCTTGTGACGAACCTAGGATTGACACCTCTTGAATTAAGATAACGTGCCAATAGTTCTGTTTCGGTTGCTTCAGTTACATTGTATTTGGTGGCCCATGGATTAGATGGGTCTGTGCCAAATGTAGCATTAGCTACAGGATTTTTCTTAATGATATCTTTCATTTTTTTTACCATTTCTTGCTCTCAGAAGTTCCGCCATCTTTACCTAGCATCATTTCAGATTTAACTTTAGTTTTATCTTGTACTTTTTTAAAAGCTTGTTGAGCTAAATTTCTAGCACGGCTCATTGGAGAATGTTTTGCACCAGACTTATCGGTTACTGTTGCTGCCATCTTTTTCCATCCAGAAGTACCAGCGATAGTTGCTTCTTTAACTTCGTGTGACTTTCTTGCTGGTGTTTCATCTGGTTGAATAATTTCAGGAGTTGCATCCTTTGGAATTGTTTCACCTTCTTTATCTAAAGGACGAACTCTTAATTTATAAGATTTAAAATCATTTGATTTGCCACCAGGCATGCGGCCAGCTAATGTGTCTGTTGTTATAGGAGCAGAATCTACAGCAGCTTCTTTCATGGCTTGTTTTGTTGCTGTAGCATACATTACTGATTTAGCATCTTTACCATAACGTGATTTGAATCCAGCTAAACCCTTTTTCATACCCTTAACAATACGTTCACGTTCAGTTTTGTCAGCAGAGGTCATTGTACGCTCTTCTAATTCAACTTCTTCTTTATAACCTTTGGCTGCAGGTACTCCTTTAGATGGTACACAATTAGGTACTTCACGACCATTTTTCTTTTTCATACCAACTTGTGTGTAATTATCCCAGCAAGGATCTTTTTCGTCAATCTGTTCAATTTCTTCATTGCGTGCTTTTGCTAGATTTTTTGGATCAGAAATAGAATCTTTTGAACCAGACTTTACTTCAGCTGGTGTTAATGGTGCATCACCACGAGCCTTACGAACAAAAGCAGGAACATCAGAGCGCTTCATGCCTTCAATTAATTTCTTTGCAAAGTACATATCTTCTTTGACCTTCTTTTTACCACGGAGAATGGCAAAATCATGTGCGTCAATTTTGTTATTTTTATTTGCATCAATCTTATGTTGGTCACCTTTTAATTCCTCAGCCACTTTTTTCTTATCATTTAAGGCTTTCTTCATTGGCTCTTTTTTGTCGCCATCTTTATCAAAGTCTAAGTAATCTGGCTTGGCAGCTTCGTCATACTTACCTTTTGTTTTCTCATGTTCTTCTTTGTCTTTCTGCATCAAGTCTTTTGTTTTAGGACCTTTGAGGTCATCAACAGAAGATTTGCTTTGGTCTTGTTTAGCCTTTGCAGAATTGCCATAACTACGGCCATATACTCTCATGCCTGTAGAAGTAGGTTCTTTGATTGGGGCGCCAGCTTCGTTCAGTAATACATCTTCTTGTTCTACAGGTTGTTCACCTAGAACTTTGTTTACTGCATCGATCATTGACTGACTTACTTTATTTTTTGCGAACATTTTTTTCTCCGTTATTAGCAGTTCCACTTGCGTAATGCTTTGTTAATTCTTGAATCTGGATCATTGGCTGTTTTAGCTGATGTCAATCGTTTCTTCATTCCACCCATACGAGCACAGAATGATTTACGGCGATTTGCTGCCTTTGAACCTGGTTTTAATTTTGATGGCTTTGTAGTAACAGCCATACTTAGTTTTGAACCTGGATTTTCTCTACGATATGATGCAATACCTTTACGATTTAAACCACCTTCTGGATCTTTACCTGCGGCACGTTGCCATGCAGGAGATTTTTCATCTAAAGATTCTACTTCTTCTAAGAATTGTTTAAATTTTAACATTTCGTTTTCTTTTTAGAATGTCGTTAGCACGAACTTTGTTATCATTAGGTACAACTAAAGGTTCTTTATTTGTAGCACCATTAAGAGTTCCACCAACACCCATATCAAAGGCGCCTGGATCATCAATTGCTTCTTTCTTAACTAGCTTTCTAAACTTCTTAAAATCTTTACTGTCGTATTCACTACTTAGTGGGTTTACTGACCCACCAGACGGCATTGCTATAGAAGAAGGAGTGGCGTTACTATACTCTTGGTTCTCACTATATGTTTGATTACCAAGTCCAGCACCACCAGTTAATCCTGAGCCATTTGTACGTGTGTTCCACTCGGAACCAAGGCCACTAGCATTACCAATTCTACCTGCACTTAAAGACTTATCTCCAAACTTTAATCTCTTTACTTTTTCTTTGTCTTTTTGGAAGTTTGGCTCTTTGGCCGTTGGGAGGACCTGGACTGTGGGGCCGCCTTCTTCGGAGTAGGTTTTGAAGATGTAGTCGGAGTTGTACTTAACGTCTCCGTCACGGACGTCATCTGGCCGGTTGAGCTTTCTTTGGAGCTGTTGTCCTGGGGAGTTGTTGTCGAGCAAGGGTCTACGGTTGGTTTTACTTTTAACCAGTCTATTAGTGCTTTGAGCATTTTTATTTTCCTTAAATAATAAATTAATATTTAACTTACTTCTTCGATTCAACCAATCTTCGGCTGTATCTCCTACATCAGAATCCAAAAACTCATTAGTGGATTCATATACCTCGTATATATCTTCTTCTTTAGTATCTAAATTTCCTGTATTATCAAAAGGAATAAAATTACTAAAGGCTTCCATGAAATATTTAGTATTTTCTTGCGATTTAATCCACTTATCTTGCCTTACTGATTCAACCATCATTCTGGACAATAGTGAGTTTCTTTCTTTACTTGTTTCATCTGTCGTGTTAACAAATATCATCATTGTATCATATCCCATATCTTCAAGTTCTTCTTTGATATAGGCAATTCTATCTCTATCATCGGCCGGACCATTAATAATCAATGGACCACGGTTACGAATGGCTTCTCTACGAGGATCATTGGTCTTTTCTGATAGTTTTTGTTTGTCGGCCAAGTAATCTTGTGCTTGAACCAAATTCAATTCAACAGACCTTTGTTCAGCAATGGCTTCACGAATAATAATGTCTTTACCAGAACCTGGACCACCAGTCACAAAAATTGCTTTGAATAGACCACGAGTATATGATTCATGTAAACCCATACCTTTACGAGTATCATGCATTAACTCTTTTGCATGAGTATCTGAAACATGAGAAGGAACACCCTTTCTGAACTCACCAAAGTTCTTGCTCTTTGCGTGTTCTCTCATTTTACTGGCAGACATACCTTCAGTACCTTCGGCATCTGGATCACGATGACCAGCGGAATGTACAGTAATCTTTTTGAAATGATATTTTCCGTGGCCAGCCTCTACACCATTGTATTTGTGTAATAGGTGATGCATTTCTTTCACACGGTCGGAACCAACAACAACATGAAGGTGAGTTACGCCACTTTTGTGTGCATCTACTGCATGATGTAATATTGTTGGTTTCTCTTTCGATGCGGCCACAAAATTTGTGCCGCCAGATTTTGTTGCCTCTGAAATTGGGCCAGCTGTATAACGTTTTAAGTGTTTAATTTTTTGGTCAGCACTTAATGGATTCTTTTTACTATCTTGTGTATGAGAAACAACGATAGAATGAGTTGCATTATTTTTCTGTGCAATCTCTTTGACTTTACTAATCAATTTTAGATGACCTGTGGTAGGAGGACTCATTCTACCAAAGGTGATAACATGGTGTTTTTCACCTTGTTGTTCTTCTTTGATTGTATCTAAAAATGATTTCATTTTCTTACTTTAAGTAAATTAGCTTTTGCAAATTCTGCTCTATTAACTAATTTGGTTGGTTCACCACCATGATTAACAACAAAGCCTTCTGGTCCTGTTGGTTTACCATCAATGTGGTGTTCTAAACCGCCAGTATTCTTTTCTAAATTTTTCACTAACACATTCTTTGCTTGTTGTAGATGGTGATGCATATTTAGAAGGTTATTATAATGCTCTGTATTACCTTCAATATGTTGCACATGAGATTTTGCTTCTGTTTCTTTTCTTGCTTGAGCAGCTGGTGTTCTTAATTTGGATGCAGCCTTAATAAATTTATTTTCTATATGTTTCTGTAGACCTTTAGCTGTAGGTTTTTCACCAGTTCTAACAGTTTGATTGATATATGTTTCTAAATGACCACCAGAACCACGATGCGGTTCGGTAGCACTATACATCTTTTTACCTGATTCATCATGAATCTTTTGTGCAGATGCAATATGTTTTCTAAACTGCTCTTGGTCTTTTTCTGGATAGTTTACTTTTGAGGCATCATGTTCAGCTGACTTGTGCCAAACATCTTCGTGCTGTTTGAAATTGTGAACATCAGGACTAGCATCCGCTTTCATTGAACCAATGTCTTTACCATGATACTGCTGATGAACTACTACACCAAATTTGGCTTTACGAATTTTATCACCTTCTGCACCTTTGGCAGAATACGTGATTGTATTGGGTGTAAATGATACTCCATGTTTAGTTTCTTTTTTATCTTCACCACTAAACATTACATCACCTTGATACACACCTTTTTTTGGTGCCACTTTAGGCAAATGCTCTAATGCGTGTTTTAATTTCTCAACCAAACCTGGTGCATGGCCATGGTTCTTCTCAATATCTTTATTTGTGTAATTGATTTTTGGATTTTTATTGAAAGCTGATTTTGATGCCACAAAGAATTTTTTAGTTTCTGGATGATGACCAAAAACCAATGATGGAGAACCATCATATTTCATTGTTAATGCGGTGCTGTGACCGCCAGATTTGATGTGTTCGTGTGCTTGTTGCAATGCGCCAACGGCATGTTGAAATCCTTCGGATCCATTTTGTAATGGCCTATCCTCAGCATGGGTTATATGCTTGAGTTTACCACCCTCATCTTCTTCTTTGAGAAACGTTAAAAACGAATACATTAATTTCCTTACAGATTTGCAACACACTTTGGTTGCCGGTCGCTTATTTATACAACATTTGGAGTTTTATAACCAAACCATAGAAAGATTCGGTTCGATACATAGTCATCAAATTGTTGGGTTTAAATCAACGTATCCAACGTCTGGAAAAGGTTATACTTTGGTGTGTAGCCCATTTCTTTGATTTTTGAGATATCTAAAACCATGTTTTTTGTTTGAACTGTTTTATGAAATTGAGGTATGTCCATGGTACCAAATTTTGATGTAGAATTGACCTTACTTTTCACATAATCCAAAGCTTGTTTAATGAATACCATTTCACCATTACCTATGTTATAGATTTCATTCATATTTCCCTTTTCTATAACAAGATTAATGGCTTGCACCACATCATCAACATGAATGTAATCACGGTAAAAAATACCGCCTTCATAAAGGTTAATATTTTCATTATTTACCACTTGATTAATCATATACTGTAAAGCGTTCTTTTTCTTAGATACCTTACCATCACTTTTACCTAACACATTGGCCAACCTAAGAATACGGTATTTTATATTGAATGTTTCACAATATGAAATGAGTAGTTGTTCAGCGGTACGTTTGGTGATTGAGTAAAACCCTCTAGGATTACAGTATGATTCTTCTCTGGCTGGTAGTTGAACATCACCATAAACGAACCAGGAACTAATAAAATTAAAAGTAACGTTCTTATCCTTACAGGACTCTAATGTGCGCACCAAAGTCGTTAGGTTCGTTTCTATGTCAATGTATGGATTAGTGTGAACATTGTAGTTGTCCACGGTAGAAATAAAGTATACCACTTCACTATCATCTTTTACATCATAATCATACTTGGCATTGATTACCACATTATCTGTGAGTTCACGATAACGGCTACCAACAAAGCCGTTACCGCCTAGAACATTAATCAAGCGTTCCATTTTTTACATACATCTTCAATATATGCCAAAACTTTTTCGTTATAGAGTGGTGAACAACCTAAGAAGAACACATTACTGAGAGCCAAGTTTGAATTAGGATAATCTTTATAATTATCTAAGTGTTTATACCCAGGATGTAACAGAATATTACCACTAAAATAGTTTCTTGTTTGAATTTTATTAGATTCAAAATGTTGTACCAAGAATTCTTTTACATCTTGTGATTCACAATAGATTGGCACACCAAACCAAGAAGGATCGGCCTTAGATAGAGGATTGATAACACGAATCTCTTTGATGTTATCTTCTAAGAATTTTTGAATTGTTTTCTTATACTCACGGCGTTTCTCATCAATATATTCAAACTTCTTTAATTGCTCTAAACCAATTGCGCCTTGCAAGTCTAAAGGCTTGAGATTGTAACCCATTGTCGTAAACAGATATTTGTGGTCAATCACACCATCATAATTATCTAACCAATTATCAAATCGTTTACCACAGGTGCCACATTCAAGCATATTGTTTGATCCGACACAATAACAATCACGACCCCACCACGAAACACTTCTTACTAGATTGATAAGATTGTCATCATTACAACAAACCATGCCACCTTCACCAGTTGAGATGTGATGAGCAGGATAGAATGATGTTGACCAGCAGTAGTAATATTCTGTAATCAGTTTGCCATTATAATTTGTTCCCAATGAATCACAGTTATCACCAATCAAAAGAATGCCGTGTTTGGTGCAAATGTCTTGTAGAATATCCATGTCAGGAGGATTACCAAGGACAGGTGATACAAAAATTGCTTTGGTTCTTGGTGTAATCTTTTCTACAAGCTTGACCAAATCAAAATTGAGAGTTTCTAATTCAATATCAATGAATATAGGCTTTAGATTATTTTGAACTAATGGTGCAATCGTTGTTGGGAAACCTACTGGCGAAACGATGACTTCATCACCATCTTGCCAGTTCATATGCTTCTTTAGTGCAGTAATCATTACTAGATTGGCAGATGAACCAGAATTCACCATGTGTGCATGTTTAACACCAAAGCGTTTACTGAAATGAATTTGAAATTGTGCTACCTTTTCACCTGATGTAATCCATTTACCATTGACAAGTGTATCAATGGCCGCATACATTTCTTTTTCGTCCCATAACTGGCCAGAATACTGTACGAAATCACCATGTTTATAGTTGTCATAATTTTTGGCATAACTTGGGCGTTCTTTTGATAAAGTTTCAATCATTTGATTAATCATTTTACAACCTTTTCATATCTAAAAATACATCATTTAAATTATTTCTCTGCGCAGTAATTCTTTCTTTAATCTCTTTAAAGAAGTTCCAAGCCAAAGGTACAAACAATATTCTATCATGTTCCTCAAAGGATTTCAATACTTCCGATCCAACTATACCAATAGAAGAACCTGGTGTATAGAGGCCTTGCTTCATTGGATTGTCATCTATAATCATATCAAATGGTACTTTGGCAAAGTTTAGGAATGTATTGCCTTTGGCTGGCGCTCCGTAACCCACGATTTTGTAACCATTTGTTCGGTATTCTTCCACGACCTGTTTAAATTTTTCAACTAGTTCAACACAGTTTTTAGAATATTGTGTGTATGTTTCTTTACTATACAGACCTGCATTTGTTTCAATATCAATTAGATTCTTAATATTTGCTGGTGATGAAGTGTCTGCACTAATAACAAAGATATAACTTGTTCCATGAATTGGTGTTTTAATAACATTAATCAAATTTAAACCTGCTCTATTACACAGAAACATCATTGATTTGATATTGTAGAACGATATGTGTTCATGGTAAATAGTATCGAATTCATCATTCAATATCATATCTGCCTGTGAGGTTTGAATAAAAATTAGGCCATCAATATTTAAATTCTTCTTACAGTTCTTTAAGAGTTCTAATGGATTTGGATTGTGTGCAAAAGCATTTTGAATTGTTATGATATCTACTGGCTGAGAATACTTATCATCAAAGTAACCACAAGTCACATTATGATTCTTTGAAGATAATTCAAAGAGATTTTCTGCCGGATCAACTCCATAAGTTTCTAATCCACGTTTTTTAAATTTATCTAACTGCGAACCATCATTACAACCAATATCTAAGACCGACTGTGGGTATACATTGAATTGTTCACAAACAAAATCAGCATACCAGTCCATATAATCAACATATGTTTTGGTCGTTCCACTTACATACAGATAGTTCTTATAGATTAAATCAGGATTAACAGCATGAGTTAGTTGAACATGATAACATTGTTCACACCGATTAATTTTTAATGGGTATGATGCCTCTGGTTCATCTTTACTTTTTTTATAAGAGTTGGCCAAAGGCTGGTCATTTAAATCTAACACAGGTATTAAATCACCACTATCACATGCTAAACATTTTTTAATTTCAGTTAAATCCATTATCTACCCTCATAAAAATTCTTATAATTATGAACCATGTCGTAATGCTTCTTCATTTCATTTAAATCTAAATTTGGATTCTCTGGCCAAATATTGTGCAATCTTGGATTGACATTATATTTAGCACCAGCAAGGAAGAAGTATACTTGTAGGAAACAATCGTTCCATCCTAACTGTGGTTGATTCTGATGTAGTCTATCAAAATCTCTATCCAAAAACTCTACAAATTTATAAAATGTTTGAATGAAGGTACTTGTTTTCATAATCGTGCCAGCACCAGCACCATATTGTGTTCTATCAGGTTTAACACCAGAGATTGTTTCACAGATATCTAAAACTTCTTGATTAATGTAATTGCCATCGGTGATATTGTAAGATGCAATATCCCAATTAGGATCAAATTGAATTTCATTCAAACAGATTACATCATCTTCTGATATAATAAAATGTGTGGTGCCCATACAGATGGCAGCCAACATCATTCGTTTCATAAAGTTATATACTCTAAGTTTATCGAAACCCCAATGTGGTGAAGGATAACCCAAATCAAAGTCTGCATGTAGATAGTTCACATTATACTTTTTGCATACATCGTATTGAGAACCACCAGCGGCATCACAGGCAACAAAGTATGGTGCATTTGGATGATATTTACGGAATGAAGCAATCGAGGCTTCTAGCCCCGATTTGTTATCTTTATTCCAATGATAGATGCCTAGTGAAGCCATCTTTTGTTCTCCAATGTCCACAAAGTCATCTCTTTAATTCGTTCACTCAATTTAATCTTTGGTTCCCAACCCAATGATTTCAATAAACCACCATCTAAGGCATATCGTAAATCATGGCCAGGTCTGCTACCATGAAAATCAACCATTTCATAATTAAGTTCTTTGCCTTGTGCTTCAGCAATCATCTTAGCCAAAGTTAAGTTATCAATTTCTTCCGTGCCAACAAGATTGAATTTAGGACAATGAGCCCAACCATAATCACCAGTATGTTTATAATTCTTTGGTAGATTGTTGAGGATAAACATTAGGCCTTCGGCCACATCTTTGGCATGAATATACATGCGAGTGCCGGCTTCTGTACAATCAGCATTAGCATGAATATAAACCTTTTCACCATCACGAGCCCTTTTAATACACATTGGAATAAATTTCTCTGGATGTTGGCGTTCACCAAACACATTCATTGTGTGTGTTACCACAATAGGCATCTTATAAGTGTTTTCATAGGCAACACAAAATTCTTCTGCGGCAGCCTTACTTGCTGAATATGGATTTGTTGAATTGTATCGGTCGTATTCTTTATAAGCAACACCGGGAGGTGCAACACCAAAGATTTCATCTGTTGAGAAATATACAAATCGTTCCAGATTAGGCAAATGTTTACGAGCATACTCAAGCATATTGACTGTGCCAACAGTATTATCTTGTACGAATTCCATTGGATATTGAATACTGCGGTCAACGTGACTGCCTGCAGCTAAGTGTAATACGATATCGATGTCACCAATATCGTTCACAATCATTTCGTTAAGTTCAGCTTTCAAATCGTGAAACACAATCCGCAATCGTTGAGATACAATCTTAGGATCATGGTCTTGTAGCATATCATGTAATCGATTTAAGTTACCTGAAATATCTAAACGATCCAAACAAGTAATTTTATAATCAGTTTCTCGTAACATCTTGTCAATAACATGATGAGCAATAAACCCAGCACCACCTGTAATCAATACATTCTTACTCATAATTTAACTCCGTAATAATCAGCAACACCGTGTTTGCCATGAAATCCTAAACTTTTGCCTAACCATACAGAACTATAATTGTGTTCTATACTAAATCGATTTGCAATATAGAGTGGAGCAAATTTGATGTCATATTCTTTTTCCAATTTCTCTCTATGCACTTTACAGATAATATTATCTTCAGGAATAAACTTTTCACCAGATTCGGTTATTACATAATAAAAAGAATCATTCATATAATCTTGGTAATCATTTGTAGAATTCTTTATACCAATGGAAATGAATGCGTCATATAACTTACGAGAACGCAAACAGAATCCGCCATTACCAACAGTACCGTCATTCCAAGAAGCACCAATGTAATCATATTCTAAGAATTCATCTGTCCATGCTTCACGATTTACTGCAAAGCCATCTGGATGAATAATTAAGTTATGTTCTTCTATACAAATCTCAGGACACAACTTTAATGTGATGTGGCTGTAATCTTCATTGTAGACTTTAATAGGATCAATTTTAATCCATGTTACAGGTATATCTATTGTGTCAGGAAAATCAATATCAGAAAACCAGTATACTCTTGTTATCTTATCACCAAGAGTTTCAATGGTTTTCTTTAATGCCGTAATTGTAGGTGTATAATGTAATGTATCTATACAAGTGATGCTTATTGCCATGTTGTTCTTTCACAATCTAACCAATAGGTCGACATCTTACCTTTACCTTGCAAAAGATAAAACGGCAAGGTATGAATCAGACCTCTACTAGAACCATAGTATAACAATTCTTTAGGTCCTTTGTCAAGCGACCATGCAAAATGGCTTGAACCTGTATCACCGCCCACAAAGATTTCAGTTGTGGTAATATGGTAATAATTCTGTACAAAGTTGGTAGAATACCGCCAGCCTTCAAACGGACATGATTCAGTAGGTTCACCTTTCTTACAGATTATCTTTTCGTAATCTTTATATTCTTCGGTGCTAAATTTGTCAATCAAATATGGTAAAAGATTTATTGGCCAATTTCTCCACAAATTATATGGCGCATCAAAGAGTGGGAAAATCGTAATCTTTTTCTCCATTGGTGCATCATTTGGAATCTTTACCAAATCACTTGAGATATCTCTAAAATCCCACACATTCACTCTACGCCAAGGTAAAGTTTCTGTACCTTCTTCTTTAGAGAAATAGTTAGTCATCTTCAACATTATCTCATAGAATGTTTGACAATGTATATCAGGACTAATATTACCTGGTTTTAAATGAAATTGAATTGTTGGATTGTTATTAGTTTTTCTTAAATGTTCTACGACATTGGCAACACCAATCATATCACCATTACGAATAGTACCAAAAGTTCCTGGTTCAATATTAATAATTGTATTCATTTATCACCGTTCCATCTTGTTGTAGTGAAGCAAAATGGTGTGGAGAACCAGAAGGTAACTCCAACATTTCATCATAAGAAGAATAACCATGAACTTCATCCATTCTATTTTTATCACGCACGGAATCAAACCATGCTCTCTCTACTGGTCCTTCACACCGCCAGATTTCACTCATTGAGAATGTATCTTTAACAAATTGAATGTCAGCAAAGAAACATAATGTGGCCAAATCCCAAGGACTCTTATATGTAGCCAACTTTGTATTCAATGATTCAAACTTCTGAATTAGTTTTGGATAATCCAAATTAGGATGCTGGTCGTAGCAGAGTTTTAATACATTCTTAAAACCATATCTACTCAATACATTTAAACCATTGTGTATGGCCGTCATTTCTGCAACACCGTGATTTGGTCTATTTGGCACACCATCTATCTGCCAACGATTATCTGAATCATAAATGAATGAATGGCAATAACGTTGTGTTTCTTCATCTAAGGTTGAATGAGAAGAAAGGCACACATAGTAACCAGTTTCTTTTAAGTATTTGACCAATGTTTTGGCCATGTGTCGTTTGTGTTGTACAATAGAATCACTACCCGTGTTGAAATAATCAGGATCATTTCCGCCAGTATAAGCAGTAATAAGAATTGCTGTATCTTTAGATACTAAATTCATTTCAAATATCTTTCTAAATCTTTTGCATGAACCAACTCAGCAAGAGCTGCTTGATAGAAATGTTTTTCAAATACTTGTTGAATGTTCTTACCATTATCCCAAGATACATCATTGTCACCAACTCTAAACTCCGGTTTCCAATCTTCTGCTTTCCAAACACAATACAAAGGAATATCACATAAGTCGGCCAACATACCAATACCAGTAAAGTTTGTAATAAATGGTTTCTTTAGATTTTTAAGAATATAAGCATTTTCTAACATAGTCCTATCGTAATCAATAAACTCATAATCTTTTAAATGTGACAATATATGAGTTTCTCTACGGTTATCAATATCACCTACCGCCCATCTATCACCAACATAATAAGTGTCTTTAACTTCGATATCATATTCTGGTGTTTTTACCACGAACTCATCATCAACTTCAAACTCCATGCCATAATTATCTTTCATATAATTTTCATAGCGGCACGTTTCAGTCGGCCGATATGGATCATTTTTATCCTCTCTAATCGGCCAAGAACTCATTTGAATGATATCACCATATACAAATATCTCATCATCAAATGAAACATCAGTAAATAAATCTTGATACATTAGAAACTCTTTAATGCCTTTAAACTTACGCATTTCTTTTTTAATGAGCAAATCAAATTTGACATACGATTTACTAATACCTGACATCACAGGTAATCCATTTAAAAAATCACCAAGATTGGCAGTTCCACTAAGATAGATTTTCATTATATTTCCTAAATGCAATAAACCAATCGTCAGCTGAGATTGGATGTAGTTCAAATTTTTCGGGTTCTTTCAATGAGGACAATAATAACAATGTTTGGTCATCATCAATTAAATTTTTCATCATTAATTCTTTAAAGCTCTCATCAACTAATCGCTCCAATTCTGGCCACATTTTTTGACTAGCAACAATACATGGACCAGTAACATGCACATCGTTGTTTGCTATAATATTAGTTATGCTTGTTTTTGGATCAAAGTTTTTGATATTAAAGAGGTGAATCTTTTCTTTATCAAATGGATATTGCCACAACTCAACACCATTTAAAGTAGACGCTTCACGGCAATAACCAAAGTCCAACCACGCCACTAAATCAGTATCAACAACACCAGCACCAATTGCATGATTGACGAAATGTGATTTCAACATATTAACGAGAACATAGTCTGCTGACCAATATTCTGGATTTTTAACTTGACTTGGATTTATTTTGGCCAAGTAATCAGGATCATTTTGTACTTTACGGATTGCTTGACGTTGTTCATTGAATTCATCTTCAAAATCAACAGTTATAACAACTGTTTTATGTTCTTTTTCTTTTCTAATTTCCCATACTTTTTCAGCCAAATCTTCAGATGTATAAACAACAATAGTATTATCGAGGTTGGCCATATTGGCAAATCGGTCAAAATACGTATCTGTTGTTCTTTGTAGATAATGTGGCAATCCTTTATCTGGTGTCCAATCACCACGGCCAATATCAAAGAATGCCGTTACAATACTAATTTCATTCATAATTAAACTCTATAGGTAAAATATTCCGATTCATCTTCTTGCTCATACTTTTGTTGAACAAACTTTTTCAATTCAGGCACACGGTCATATTGATGAACAATGGGAAAAACAAGGCCATCAGAATATTTTAATTTGCCATCTTCCCAAATAGGCTCATCACATAACAGATTAGGTTTAAAGTGTTCAATCTTAGATGGATCCATGATGGTACCCAATTCAGCCGCCCATTGAATAGTTTTAGTTGCAATATCTTTGAATGGTTGTGTGTTCAGTAATACATTGAATACGGCTTGGTCGCAAATAGGAATCGGCCTATTGATGCCGTTGGTGAAGATATGAAACACCATATCTTTTACATACTCTGATTTGCCACCGAATGTTCCAACGTTAAAGATTTCATTATCTTTGAATTTTTCATAAACATATGAGCCATAAGCTTGAAATAGATTCTCATTACCCCAAGGTTCATCTTTGTATTTTAAACCTTCTGAAGCAATAACAAGTTTACGGTCAACAAGGAATTTAAATGGATCTGTTTGAAAATAAACATCTTTGACATCCGTGGTAACAACATAATCATAATATTGCCAATGTTTATTCAGATATTCATAAATTGATAAGAAACGTAACACATGAATTGGTACGTTTTGAACTTGTAACATAGGAACAATAACAACATTTTGTTCCACTAACCAATCTAAGGTTTCATCTGTTGCATTACCATAAACTAAAACAACATCATTGTCACCAGCGACTTCTTTTGCTGAGATGACCCAAGGTTTAAGTTGATTGATGCCGTAGTTTGTGAAACCGCCAATGATTAAGTTTTTTGTCGCCATGGGAACGTTCCATTATATTTTTTATTCATTACTTCATTACCATTCATAAAGAATTCTGCATTAACAGAACCTTTGCCACCATCTACTCGATAACAAGTAGTATATTCATTCGTGCAATCCCATTTAGGAAAGTGTTGAGATATGGCTGAAAGGAAAACCCTATCTTGGCCCCAGCCACCATGCCAAGCAGATGCTAACTTGATTGCAATCTCGGTTTTAACACAGTATGAATTCGTATCTATGTGATGAACACCATGATATGTCTGCCATTTACCTAACGATTCACAGTCATCAAAACAAACAAACTTGCCTTCTTTATTATATATTTGTCGTAGGGAATAGCACCAATCTAGATTTCTTTTTTGTATTGTTTCAATACACTTAGCAACATGGCTTTGATATAACCAATTATCTTGGTCAAGCCACATAACGTAGTCTGTATCGATTAGATGTGTGAAGGCTGCATAGACTCGATGGCCATAGAATCCTTTGGCACCGACATTGATTGGTAAATAACAAACACGAAAACGTTCATCATGTGTATAATCATCAATAATATTTTTTGCTCTATCATAATTTTCTTCACCATCAACAATGACATAACATTGTGTGGTGTAAGATTGATTCAATACAGATTTGATAGCATCACGAACCTCTGGAGAACCAGTAGTTGGTATAATCACCGTTGCACTCATAATTTAACCTCTAGTCAATTTTAATATTTTCTCTATTTGTTTTTCTATTGCTGGTTTACGATTTGGCCAATATATGTATTCTTTATCTCCAGTCGAATGTAGTTTAGTGAGAAAAGGAACAATCATTTTCTCCACTTCTTTCAATCGAACCTTATAATCTTCTGCGGTCTCGGCCGTCTTATTGATAACAGAATTGTATTCTTCTTCCGATACGGCAGAAAAACCAAAGTCATCTTCCATATCAAATTCTTGTGAGAGTTTATCGAAATCTATTAGTGCCATGATTTACCTTATTTTGCTATAACAAATTTTGAGGAATCTTCGGAACGAGAAGTTGCGTATTGGTACACAACACGAACAAAATCATCTGCATGTTTTTTATTTTTTAACCAGTTGTTGATTAGTGGAATAACAACATTTGTTACATCTATAGCACTTAATGCACCCACCTCAAAATCATATTCTTTTCGGTTTATTATGTTTTTATCAAATTGTTGTCTATAAAATACTTTATCTTTTCTGAATTGTTTCATTGAATCATTTAGAGTTTTTTCAAATTTTGTTGCAAATGAGTTATCAACTAAACGAAAAATACCAACAATTGGTCCTTGAGTTAAACTACCACTTCGTGCTTCCATACCAGCAATTTTAATCTCACCTTTAAAATTCCCTGAAGAAGATGGATCGTGTCTAAAAGAAACTTCTTCTGTTTTAGATTCATTTAAATAGATTGTAAAATACCTTGCAATCTTTTTTTCACCAGGTTTTGGTTTAGTATATAACTTCCAATCATTTGTTCCACCATATTTAATATCACCTAGTTTTTTCATTTCTAAAGGTCTATTAAAATTAACCTTTTCTATGTGAACTTGTTTGGTTTGTTTTTTCAATGATAGTGGTAATAATTGTCCTTCAGATATCATTTTACTAATCATTCTATTTAAAACAGAAAATGTCATTTTTTTGCGGCCTTGAACTTCATCACTTATTTGTTTTTTGGCTGATGGAGAAGCAAAATAGATATCAGCTGGAGACCACTTATTAATATTTGAAAACGCTATTCCACGAGCACCATCAGCAATTAAATCTTTTTGTACATCGTTGGCTCTTTTATATAATTCGGCTATGTTGTCCATAACATTTCTGTCACCACGAACATAAAAAATAGATGACCAAGAGGGTTGTTTAATTGACGAAAACTCTTTACTAATTTTGCTGATATCTTTAATTAATTTTTTTGCAATTAAAAGTGATGATTTATACCAATCATCTTTTTCTTTAACTTTGGAAACGTCTTTACCACTCAACAGCTGTTCTACCGAGGTTAATGTTACATCAGCATCAACATGAGACCTGAATGTGTTTTCTATTTTTGCTTGAGGATAATTTTCATCCCAATAGTTTTTAAAATCCAAATATGTTGGGTATTTTTTCAAATCAAATACTTCGTCTACCGCATCTGCACCAAGATAATCTGCCAAAGCACAAAATAATGCTTGTGCTGATTCTGCTGGTGCTGTGTTCTTTCCAGAAGTTGCCATTTTTACCTAATGATTTGAATGTCTTTACCTGAAGTCCAGATTTCTAATTCTGACCTTAATCTACCCTCAGATTTAAGGGTTTCGTATCTATTTATAGCTTTACTCCGCCACCATTCAATGATATTAGATAACTCATGTTTCTCATAATTTTCACCAGGTAAAAGTTTATCCGTTTTACAGTTCATGTAATCTACTGTATTCTTGAATCCATAATCAGAAATATAATATCGTTTCTTTTCTGTCAACTTTTTGGCGTTCTCAATCGTTAAAGAGAAAGCATCTCCTTCAGGTGTTCCTTTTAAAGCAGCTTTAGTGAGAGCAATAATCTTAGTAAATGTCCTAAGTTTTCTACTAGTTGTTGAAGTATCTCCACCCAACAAATCTCCAGTAATATTCTCCACATAGTTTTTCAAATCATGGTATCTTTGGCCATGCATCATCGGTACAATATCAGAATCAGTTAAGCCTTTGAAACGAATATATGGTTTCATACCAT